ATTCCAAAGCACACCAACTGAAATATTAAAATTTAAAACCTTTGATACCTTTGTAAAAAAATATGAGCCATCAGGTAACTTTGTAATATTAAATATTACAGAAGAAGATGTAGAAAATGAAGGTGGTTATCCTTTTCCAAGAAGAAGATTAGCAGAGATACAAGTAGACCTTATCAATAAAGGTGCTATTGGTGTTGGTTGGGTAATATCTTTTCCACAAGCAGACAGAATGGGTGGTGATGAAGTCTTTGCTACAACACTAGGTTATGTACCTTCTGTTATAGCGATGTTTGAAGATGGCAAAAATAAATACCCAAAAGCTACTGGAACTGTTGTCAAGGGCAATCATGTTGATGGTATAGTATCTATGGGAGTTAAGGAAAACCTGAACACTCTAGCAGATAATACATTACAGGGATTAGCCATTGCTCCCACCGAAGTTGACCAACTTGTTAGAAGAATCCCATTACTTGTCAGCACACCTGAAAAAGATTGGATTCCATCATTCGGCACACAAATTTATAAAGCATTGTTTGATGTTAGAACCTACATTATAAAAACTGGTGATAATGGTATAGAGGAAATATCAATCAGAGGAATACCACCAGTCAAAACAGATAGTCTTGGTCGTAAGTGGATTAGTTGGGTAGATACACCACAAACAGATTTAAAAGAAATGAATGTAGCAGGTAAGTTCGTGTTTGTGGGTGTCACTGCTAATGGTGTGATGCCACAGATAGCAACACCTGTTGGATTATTAGAACCGCACAAGATTCAAACAGCTTTAGCAGAATCAATATTAATTCAAGATAGTCCTTACATACCTGATTGGGCATTAGCTGTAGAAATGCTTATATTTATTGTGTCAGTAAGCCTTATATGGCTTGTATTAAACGCTTTAGGCATAACATGGGGTTTAGTATTAGGTTTAGGAATAATGTTATCAACAGCTTATACAGGATATGAACTTATCCACAGGGGTTTATTAATTGATGTTACATGGACATTAATATCACAGTTTATAACTGGTTCTATAGCTTTCTACCTAAGATTTAGAGAACAATTTAAACTCAGATTACAAATTAAAAAACAATTTGAACATTATCTTGACCCAAGACAAGTTAAACAATTACAAAAGAATCCTGAACTTTTAAAACTTGGTGGCGAAAAAAGATACGCAACATTTTTATTTACAGATGTTCGTGGGTTTACAGCTTTATCAGAATCATTAGAACCTGAACAGGTGACTTACATAATGAATCAAGCTCTAACTGCTCAACAAAAAGCAGTACAAAAACATGGCGGTATGGTAGATAAGTATATTGGTGATGCAATGATGGCTATATTCAATGCACCTCTTGATTTAGAAAACCATGAAACAAAGGCGTTGGCTTGTGCTATGGATATACAAAAAAATATGGAAGAACTAAATTATGTTCTTGTAGATAAAGGAATTAAACCAGTCACTATAGGCATAGGAATCAATACAGGATATGCAGTTATAGGGAATATGGGTAGTAAAAATAGATTTGATTACACAGCTATTGGTGATGCGGTTAATGTTGCTGCTAGACTAGAATCAGGTACAAAAGCAGCAGGTGTAGATTTGCTTATTGGTCAAACCACAGAAAATGCGATAGAATTTGATTTGATACCTTTAGACCCAATTGAAGCTAAAGGTAAAAGCGAAAAATTACAGGTGTATACATGGGATTTAAGTTATCAATAATACTAGGCGGTTTATTGCTAGTAACTGCTAGTGGTTCATTTTGGTATATTGATAGACTACAAGACAATATCTCTACACTCAAAGGCAATCAAATAGCCCTAGAACAATCCATAGCACAACAAAACGAATCAATTAAAACTTATCTTGCCAACCAAGAGAAGGCACAAAAGCAGATACAAGCAATAGAAAAAGAAAAACAGGAAGCAGTAAGAGAAGTAAACAAACTACGAACAACCTTTGCAAAACATGATTTAGATAATTTAGCATTGAGCAAACCTAAGTTAATAGAAAATATTGTGAACAAGGGAACTAAAAAAGTCAAAGAAGAAATAATAGCCTTAACAGACCCAAACCAGTTTGATGATGAAAGTTAAAACCATAATATTAATATCATGTCTTTTTGTTATTGCAAACTGTTCTATGATGCCCACTGCTAAACCTGTTGAGGTTGTAACGATTGCAGAGCCAGTTCCTTTATACCATCCACCTTTACCCCTAGAAGTTGGATTGGTTGATATTGACTGGGAAATATTAACTCCTGATTTAATGAAAGAGTACCTAGAAGATTATGAGAATGGCTCTGCTCCTGCCATTGCTTATTACTCATTAACCAGTAAAGAATACGAAAACCTATCTATGAATATGGCAGAAATCAAAAGATATTTAAGAGATACTTTATCAATTGTTAAATATTATAGAGATTATGACAAAGAAGATAATCAAGAAGAAAAGGTGTCAGAGAACAAATAATTTGATAGACTTTAATTTCATTCATTATTAGGAGATTAATATGATGGGAATGATAGGAGAATGGTTAGGAATAATTACAGGTGTTGTATGCGGTGCATCAATTATCTGTGCTTTGACTCCTACACCTAAAGATGATGCAATGATTGCTAAGTTATACAAACTTATTGAATTACTTGCACTCAACATTGGCAAAGCTAAACAAAAGTAGTTAGCTATGTCTGAATCAGTCACGCCATTCGTATACAACGCTATACTAGAAAGGGTAGTAGATGGAGACACCATAGATGTGACTCTTGATTTAGGCTTTGATGTCAAACTCCACAAACAAAGAGTGCGATTAGCAGGAATTGATACTCCTGAATCACGCACAAGAAATTTAGAAGAGAAAGCACTAGGTTTAAAAGCAAAAGAAAGACTTATAGAACTATGTGTTGGTGCTTTGAAAGTTCAATCACTTGGAAAAGGAAAATATGGAAGAATCCTAGGAATACCTTATGATGAAAATAATAAAAGCATTTGTCAGATTCTTATTGAAGAAGGACACGCAGTTGAATACTGGGGTGGCACAAAGAAAGCCAAAGTCCGAGAAGATGGCACATGGGGAGAATAATATGAAGATATCACAAGAAGGAATCGCACTTATTAAGAAGTTTGAAGGGTGCAAATTAGAAAGTTATTTATGTGCTGCTAATGTACCTACCATTGGTTATGGCTCAACTAAAGGTGTAGAAATGGGCATGACCATATCACAAGAACGAGCAGAAGAATTATTACTAGAAGATTTAGAAGTTTATGAAGATGCTGTCAATAAAGCAGTAGAGCTTCCATTACATCAACACCAGTTTGATGCATTAGTATCTTGGACATTTAATCTTGGTGGTGCAAATTTAAACGCTTCAACTATGTTAAAAGTTTTAAATCAAGGTGCGTATGAAGATGTGCCTTATCAGATGAAACGATGGAACAAAGCAGGTGGCAAAGTTCTTGAAGGATTAACAAGAAGAAGATTAGCAGAATCATTATTGTTTCAAGGACATGATTGGTCAAAAGTTTAATATGGAAATAGTGATTATTGAAGATTTAAAAAGATTTTGGGCATGGCTTAGCCATAAATGGTTATTGATACAACACAAAGTAATAATTTTTTACCGACATGGGGTTTTCAACGAGGAAGACATGGTATGGTTTGATGAATTAGATGTTGTAAATATGTCAGTTGATGAAGTTTTAGAGTTAGAAAAGGATATAAAAAAAGGTAATGTTATTGTTGATAAAGGTAGATTTTTTGTTCCTGTATGTGATGATGACAAATAAACTGAAATGGCATTAAGTAAAACACAGACCAAAAGATTAGGTGGAATATTAACAGTCATGTTTGGTGATGATATACCAAGTGACTTATTGACATCTTTAATCACAGAAGGATATATAAAAGTTGAAGGTCAAAAATATAATCTTACTGAAAAAGGACTAGATGAAAAGAATCGTCTTTGTACTTTAGCAGGTCTAAATATTATGTATTCTTCAGAAAAAAAATCTACCTTTATAGAA